TCGTCATCGATTCAATAAATTCTTGAAACTCTTTGAACGAAGATTCCTTCATAGAAATACGTTCTTCCTCAGTCAAAACTGCATCAACAGTTTCATAAACCATCCTAAAAATCTTATCGGCAATAGGAGCATCAGGATCATTAAGCGTCTCGTCCTCTGCTAGTTTAATGTAAGATGGTGGTTTCATTTTAATGCTGACATCAGATGTCAATTTTATAGTATCATTCAAAACTGAATTTTCAGGAACTTTAATATCATCGATATTGATATCGTAGTCATTTCCCTCTTCACATTCTGTACACGATACATTAACAGTAGAAACTTCACCGACACTCTTAGATCTTATTTTCAAAAATAAGTATTCAATGTCATATCCAGTTAAGGATTTCATTTCTAATTCATCAGCATATATGCACGATTCTACTGTATCGCTAATAGAGATTGCCATTTGTTTTGGATCTCCACTTTCAATAGCAATCAATAGTATCTTTTCTTCTTTTACGAGGAAGGGTCGGTATTGAATCTCCATTTGGTTTGATGGTATAGTAACCGAATATTTCGGAACATCATTAAGTTTTGGTAACGCCATTATATTATCCTTATTAGAAACTTACACCACCAGCAATACTAAAGAATCCTTGCGTATCATTAGTTGATTCCCAGTTTGTGTAAGACATCTGAACAGACAGTTGTACGAGTCCATCCAGTTCATTGTTTAAATCAATCGCATTCACTGTTGTAACGAATGCATCTTTTAGTCGAACAGAATATGCTGTTCCTCCACCAATACCAAGATTTAAATTTATTGGTCCAGCAGAAAAATTCTTATTAATCATCGGTTTACGAAGTTGATGTATTAGAACATCCTTTTGGTATTCAGTTTTGTATGGTACAGTTTGCCCAGATTGATCAATTGTTGCACCATACCATGTATCAAAATATTTTTTGATTCCGTAATCATTCATCAAGTAAAAAGTCATCGTCACATCATCAACCGCATAACCATATGCAATCTTTTCAAATTCCATACCAATACGACGCTCATGCGTCAACGTTTGCCTTCCTGGCATATTAACATTAGAGCATAGTAAATTTAGATCTCCACCACCCATAGTTCCGCTTGTGAGAGCAGTTGTTATCAATGAAAGCAACCCTCCACTTGCAAAGGTCTGTGGAAGTTCTACGAGAAACTGACTCGATCTTGCAAATCCTAATTTCGAACTCGCTAAACTTTTTAATTGGTCAATGCTTGACATTAGATCATCTTCCTTGAATCTCGATAAACTGTTCGTGAACTGCCCTTTTCCCAATCTGCCATTGGCAAGAAGGTAGCAATCTCCCACTCTGGCGCCATGACACGTGCCATTCGTGATTTAACATGCTGGGTCAAGTAATGTTTAAAACAAGGTTTGAATAAATCTAATTTAGATGTCGCTTTCAGTAATTGATAAGAAACTTTGAAACGTGTAGTCTCGTTGTATTTCTTATTGTTTGTTATATCCATCAAAGCATCGAGGAACTTTGCTCTCAAGATTGGTGGAAGATAATGTAAATTCAAACCATAAAATCCCTTTGGTGCTGGACCAACGATAATAGAGAGAGGAAATCTGTCATAATATGGCAATGTGTCTTTTGTTTTCGGGTCATAGAAAAACATATTCATTGTCCCGATCATAGCGTTTTGCCGATTGACAAGTTTCGTTTCTTCAGAATTTAAAAGTGCTGATCTATTTACTCTGCGAAGTTCTTGTGCTTTTTGACGAAACCATTTTCGTGATTCCTCTGTCCGCGGAGTAATACCTGCTCTGAATGCTTGCAGTTCTAATTTCTGAAATAAATTGCTCATGGCACTATTTATATCATTTCTTGCGCTTTTTCTTATATGGTTTGAGAGGTTTGAACGATTTTAATTTCTTCATAATCCCCATACTATGTAAAGTATCTTCAGTCCATATTTGAAAATCCCACCCTCTATCCTTTGCATAACTGTTCGCTGCTTCCCACTTATTCATATTTTTGACATATGTCATTGCTTCACCGATATATCGTTTAGATTTATCTGGGCGTTTGGGTGGCGCAGTTTCTTTGTCTGGTTTGATTTCAACGAGAATAGTTTTACCGTCATTGAATGTTATCTTGAGGTCAACAAAGTATCGGTGATATTTTTTATCAATATCCCAAAAATATGGAACAACGACTTCTTCGGAAGACCACAACTTAATGTTGGGATTCTTATCACACCAAACAAAGCATGCCTTTTCCCAAGATGAACGATATGTTATCTTGTCAGGATCTCCGCTATATTTCGCGAGATTCTTTATTTTATATCTACCAGAATATGCCATGAATCCATATAAATAGTGCTACACTGTTTTTATATTTATAGGAAGATACAGATACTATGGGAATCGTAAAAGATAGAAATGGGAATCCTGTCAGAGACAAACACGGAAAACCAGTACGATCAGGAGTCGTAAGTAAAAACCCAAATCAATTTACTGGTAATGTTGCTGCTCCTGGACAACTAAGTTTTAAGAGATCATTCAATTTACCGTTAAACACTGGTGATACAATCGTTTCAGAATCTCGTCCAGAAATTTACAGATATCCATCTGATCAAACATATCCTGCTAGTATATCTTACACACTCAGAAAAGTGATTCCTCTTCAAGAAGAAACAGTTAGAAGACTCCTTAAAAAATCTCCTTCTCTTGAGACAACAAAGGCAGATGGGGCAAGTTCAAACCCAAATGCAGATAGAGCAAGAGAAGAAGAACAAGCGGCAACTGCAGATGAGGGTTATGGTGATGGTGACTATGGTCAAGGATCTATTGGTTCTAATGCCGCAGGAGGTTCTGCAACAACAAAGGAAAGACTTGCCGCAAAAGAAGAAGCAGAGTCTTTAAATACAGATGTTCGCGCAGATGCATTTGGTATGAAAACGGCACAAGTTGATCCAAAAAAACAAGTTATTTTGTACATGCCCCAAAGTTTACAGTTTCAAGATGGTGTACAATACAGTTCACCTAATTTGGGAGCAATGGGTGCTACGGCATTAGGAATGGTGAATAACACAGGTTCAGTTCGAGCAGCGTTGGGTGAAGCATTTTCGAATCAATTTAAACCAATAACAGATTTACTGAGCGGAAGGTTCGGTGATGTTGCTAGTGATGCCGCAGCACTGAGTATGTCGAGAGTCGCGACTTCTGGTGTTGTTCCTGAAGGATTAAGCACTGCAGCGCAAATTGGTTTACAGGTAAAAGTGAATCCAAACACTCGTACTGTTTTCCAAGGGGTCAATATAAGAAACTTTGTATTCACATATGACTTTGTTCCTAGAAGTGGTGAAGAAGCAGAAGAAGTGAAAAACATTATTAAGTTTTTCAGATCAGAGTTATATCCTTCAACACCATTAGATGAAGCAACTTCACTCCCTCTTGGTTTTAAATTTCCTCACCTCTTTGAAATCAAAGTGAGATATAACAACGATATCAATTTCAAAATTCCGCAACCAATCTTTTGTTATCTTCGTGACGTTCAGACAAACTATAATCCTAGTTCTATGAGTTTTCATAGAGACGGAAATCCGACTCAAATCATGATGACATTAAACTTCTCTGAGTATCGCACTCTGACGAAGAAAGACGTAATAGAGGGTGGAAGATGAGGTATTTTCAAAACTTTCCTAGAACCGACTATAAGTTCGGTGATGAATTTATTAACATTGGTGGCGGTGACGCTGTCTTTGAAATTACGCAAAATATTTCTGCATATGTAGATTTAATTGACAATGTAAGAAACAATGCAAGTTTCTACAGCAAATATAACATTCTTGAAAACGATCGTCCAGATGTAGTATCACAAAAGATATATGGCACTCCAGCATATCACTGGACATTTTATATAATGAATGACAATATTCGCCAGTTTGGTTGGCCACTCACAAACGTTCAATTAGAAAAGAAAGTGAAAAGAGATTTTCCTCACAAATTTATAGAAACAAGAGATTCTCTAACTGGAACATTTTTGCCAGGGGAACGTGCCGTTGGATCTCAAAGTAGTGCGTCTGGCGTTATCCTTCGAAGGAATCTAGAGCACGGAATTATTTTTGTAGACTCGATAAATAATTTTATAAGAGGGGAAAGCGTTTCAAACGTTTCGTCTGCTAATACTACATCTTCGGTCGTAATTTCTTCAACAGGCGATGAACATCTTGCTCCTCGTTATTATCTAGATGGATCAGGATTGCAGGTTGACATTGATCCTGCCGTTGGTCCAGGTGCACAACTCACAGAAGTGACTAATATAGATCACTATGTTCTAGAAAATGAAAAGTTGAAAACAATTTCAGTTATTAGACCAGACGTAATTACAGGCATCGTTGGATCATATTTCCAAGCAATGGGATCTTAAATGACACACTATCTTGGTGCAGAAACATCTCGCGATTATCATATCGTCAAGGCAGTTATTAAGTCGCCACAGGCAATTTTAGATATTGATGTTTCAAGTCTCATAAGTGAGATTGATATTTTCGAAAATATTGACACTCCTTATTTGACAGGCAACTTAATTATTGTTGACACTGGCGGCATCATGGAAGGCATGAATTTCCAAGGTGGTGAGACTTTTGAATTAGAATTATCTCGTTCTGTTGAAAGTGCAGAAAAAGCGACAGTGAAAACTTTTGTTATCGATTCAGTTATCTCTGGAACAAAAGTAAATGAATCTTCTGAACTTTTACAATTTCACATTGTCGAAGATATTGCATTCATGTCTACATTACAAAACGTGAACAAAACTCTAACTGGTCAACCATATGAAATGATAAAAAGTCTTGCCACAGAATATCTTGGTAAAGAATGTGAATCAACATATGAGAATAATGTACAAAGTTCTATGCGTATTATTATTCCAAACTTAACACCGATGGATACTTTGCTGTGGATTAAAAATAGATCTTTCACGACTAATGGATTTCCTTTCTATCTCTATTCCACTTTCACCAAAAACGAATTGCAGTTTCGTGATTTAGAATCTATCATATCTTCAAATGTGATAAATGAAGATACACCATTTGTTTACCTTAACAATGAAGGTGATGCAACTGCACGCCTATTTAAAATTCATGACTTCAGTTATAAGGGTGCAGAAAATGTAAACCGCATGATTCGCAGTGGAGTAGTGGGTGGAACTCACAGTTTTTATAATGTACATGATATGACATTTAAAAAAGTAAAGTTCAATGTTCATGATGATATGTTTTCCTCTGCTATGGAATTACAAGTGCGCCAAAATTTACCAAACTTGTCAAAACAAATGAAATGGGATGACGTTTGTTTATCAGACTACAATTCAGTAAACTTTTCTAGTTTGACAGATGGTAAAGTTTTTCAAGATAAAAAATCATACAACCAAGAAAAAACAACGTCTGATTATAAGAAAAGAATAGTTGGCGCGAGTGTGAAAAACTTTATGACAAAACAACCAATTGAAATTACAATTGATGGTCGTGAGTTTTTAGATGGTGTGTATGATTTCACTATCGGCAATAATATCAAAATAATATTCAAAACAAATTATGATTTTGGAGAGGCAACTCCAAAGATTGATTCTAAGAGAAGTGGTGATTACACGGTATTTGCTGCTCGTCATGTTTTTCAAAATCAAAAATATTTTGTTAAGTTGTTATGTGGAAAACTTATGAATTACAATAACAGTGATTATCCGGAAGGTGCAATATGATACCATCAACAGATCATAAATTTTATGGTGATAATACCAGATGGTTCGTAGGGACAGTTGTAGACATTAATGATCCTGAAGAACTTGGGCGTGTGAAAGTTAGAATATTTGGTGTTCATCCTGACGATACGAATGCGACGTCTAATTTTGATTTACCGTGGGCATCTGTTGTTGCGCCTATAACTGAAGGTGGAAGTTCTGGTATCGGATCAAATACTGGTATCAAGAATAGAGCGCAAGTGTTTGGCATTTTCTTAGACGGTAAACATTCACAAGTCCCTATGGTTGTTGGGTCTATTCCAAAATACGAAACTCAACCTTCTGATGTTCCAACATCAAATTACGAAGACGATAAACAAAGAACAGAAGATAAAGGTATCTTGTTGGATATAGATAAGCAGAAACTCTATGGGTCTACTAATATTGAACGTGCCTTTAATTTTTTCATCAGTCCTGAAGGTGGTTCGTTTACTGAAGAACAAGCATGCGGTATCATCGGAAACTTTCATGTAGAAAACGGTGTAAATTTAAGAAACGATGCTGACTTCGATCCTACAGTACAAGCAGTAGAAAAAGATGGCGCAGAGTCATTCGGTTTAGCGCAATGGAATAACGCAGCACGTGCAGCGAATAGAGAAGGTGGTCCATCTCGTTTACACGAACTACAATTATTTGCAAGAGGACTAGGCATCAATTACAAGTCAATGTATGCGCAATTGGCATACACTAAATATGAATTGTTCAAATATAAAAGAATGTTTAGATTGAACGAACTATATGAAGCAAACACACCAGAAGATGCATCTTTCATATTTGAAAAATACTATGAACGACCTGCAAAGGGATCTACAGATGAACGCAAAGAAGAAGCGAGAAAGTATTTTGAGAGGTTGACAACATGAGTTTTATGCCAAAACAATCCCTTCAAAATGGGATTAAAAAAATATCTATCGCATCAAAAGAATTTGCAGAGAAAGTAGAAATTTCTGTAGACAATAGAATAGCAAGTGAGACTTCTGTTTTATCTGCAAAGGTTGGAACAGAAAAAGATGGATTTCAATCTATCACTATGAGTGTCGATAAAGGTTCTGCAACAGAGGGTCCAGTCGTTACTTTTATGACAGAAGATGTCAATGGTGCAACAACAAAACAAACAGTAGATTTTCAAGCAATCCTTGAAGGATTGACAGGCAAAGGAAATGTTGACGGTGCAGTCTTAAACGAATCCATTCAACAGGGTTCAGTTAAAGGTATGCAAGCAACTCTTGATCAAGTTGTTAAGATGCCAAAAGAAAAACAGAAAAAAGCATTCCCAACTGCAAGTCCATTACCGACAAAAGTTGAGGCAGCGATTGAAGTAGAGCAAGAAGGCGGTGTAGCGAAAGTTCTTGCTCAAGAAACGCAAAAAGCAAGTGCTGCAGTCTCCGAAGAGTTAAAGCAACCATTTGGGCATAAAAACCTTTTCGGAAGTGTTCAGTCAGGAATAGGAAATATCTTAGGGCAAATTGCAGCAATTTCTTCTAATTCTAAAACATTATACACTGATCCAAAAATACCTTTGTCTTTAAATGATGCAGCAGAAACATTAAATGAGAAGGGTGTAAAGGTTCCGACTCCTGATGTTGTGCTACCATCAGGAAAAACAAATTTAAAAAAGGTTGTTACAAAATCAGCGACAACTAATCCAAAGGTTGAATCAACAACCACACCAGTTGTTGTTGGTGAAACTGATGCAAAATGGGATGGTATTTTCACTCGTGTTAAAAAAGAAGGTGGTTCGTTTGAATTTCCTCAGATAATAAACAAGGATCATTTAAGAGGAGAATTGTTAAAAATTGAAAGGGAAATTTCTACTCTCATTGTTTCTACTCACAATCCAAGATTTTATGAAAATACACAACCACAAACAGTCCACATTAACATGCGGAAAAGGAATATTAAGAAACATGGTAATGCAAAGGTAACAGCAACACCGAAAGATTATGCTGTACCAGCACATATATGGATGAATGGAGATGTTGCAGTTTATAAAATGGTTCCATTTGATGAAGAAATTCCAGTATCGGGAGATGAAGAAAAGCGAAAGAAATACGAGGGGTGTATGTTCTTATTCATTTCAATACAAAATGGAAAGGATTTTTCAAATTATCATGGTGATGTTTGGAAAGCACTTGACTTCGTTTTTGAATGTTTCTTAGATGTTTTTCCTGGTATTGAAATTTTAGGACTAAATCAAATCGCAGGGAATGAGGGTAAAAACAATCCTCATTTTGATGTCAGAGAGTATGTGTTAACGCAATTCAATAAAGATAGTACAACAGAAGGTGTTGTTGAGAAAATACCAACAGCATCAGAAATATCTGATCTTCCTCCAACGCAAACTAAACAAATTCCGATACCTTCACATTCACAAGTTGTAGATGTTACAAAGAGGATCAGTGAAATTACTGGGGAGGATATTCCTCCAGTTCCTGAAAGTGAATATAAGAAAGTGCAAGAAGATGCTCTTGCTGCAATAAATCAAAAGAATAATCTTTTTAATGAGGTTATAAGAGAAACTGGAAGCGGTAATCTTGGAGGAGCATTAGATGCTATAAAAAGGCATGATGCTACAGCACAAGGTGGGTTGAAATCTGCACAAAGTTTAAAGATCGATAATTTAAAAAAGAACAAAGTGTTTAACGCTATTAGCAATGCATTTGAAAAGGTCATAAAATGAGTGAAAATCAAGAAATTGAAGTTGATAATGAAGAAGATGAAAAGGTTTCGACCCAACCTGCTTTCGAAGATCCTACAGGATTTTTCCCAAAACCAGAATATATAAACCTTGCTTCTACAAACTTAGCAACTCGCGGTGTACAGAACAACGATCTTTATATCGGTGGAGGTGCAGTCAATCTTAATTTAGAGTTGAAAAAACTACAACTCTCTGAGTATCCGCTCAACCAAGTTCGTGAAACTATAACTGGGCATGTCACCGAAATAGATGACACTCCTGGTCGTGAACGTATGTTGTTGAAACATCGTACTGGATCAGGAGTTGATATGCGTCCTGACGGTACTATCATTGTTTCTACGAAATATAACACAATTCAGATCACTGGAAACGATCATAAAGTTATTGTTGAAGGTAATGGAGAAATACATTATCACGGAAACTTAAAAATGCATGTATCAGGTGATTTCGATATGAATGTTGGAGGGGATTATAACCTTCGTGTTCATGGAGATAAAAGAGAAGATATCCGTGGTAACTACCAACAAAAAGTGGTGGAGAATCATGAAACATCAATCACTGGTAACAAAGCGAGTTATGTTGTCGGTACGAATACTGATACTGTCCTTACTGATAATAATCTTATTGTAAAGGGTAGTAACATTGAAAGAACAGAAGGTAAAATCAGACAATATTCTGGCGATGATATTATCCTGACTGCAAAGGATGAAGTTGACATTTCATCACCTAGTATTAACATTGCCGCTGAAGATGTATCTGTAGTATCTACAACAGGTATTATTGGCGGTGATAATGTTTACCACTATGGTGAAAATTATTATGGTAAGTCTGCTACATTTACTGCTGGTGTTACAGCACCGACATTTACTGGAGACTTAACAGGTAAAGCAGATGATGCTAATCAGGCAGACTTTGCTACGACTGCAGGGCAAGCACCTCTTGGTGTAGCAGGTTCTCCTGGATCGAATACTAATGTTCTAACAGATACTGGTATTCGAACAAATGTCCCTGCTCCTGGACCAACTAGTACACAAATTTCTGATTATCTTAATAAGTCACAACTTGGTGTTCGCATTGTCAATATCGATGTTGGTGATCATATCAAGAGTGAAGTTGACAAATCAATAGTTTATAATGGCATTTCAAAACATAGACTGACAACCGATAATGTTCGTTCTAAGTTGCGTGATCCTAATACAATTAGAAATGCAGAGTTTATTGCTCGAGTGATTAGCGAGGGAATTCTTTCACCAACCTTTATCAATCAAAAACCTGAAGGGTTTAAAATTGGTAGAATAGCGAACGATGAAGGTGATCCAAAACGTTCTTTACCGTCTGATAAATTTGGTAATGCAGATCCCTCTGTTAAAATTCAGTTCAGTTCTAATCAAAAGAAGACAAAGACTGTTTCTCCTAATCCACTCTACAACCCTGAACAACAATTCATTCGTGATGGTGTCATTAACAACAAGACAGAACTTGGCGTTGGAATCAAATTAGCGAAATTTACAGGAGGATATGGTGATCCTACAACATTGACTCATGTAACTGATAACACAGAACGAGTTCGTATTGCAAAAAATTTATATCTTCATGCAAAATTTATGACTCAAGTTCAAGGTTTTTTAAATAAAAGAAATCAACATCGCCTTTGTATTGCAGAAGGGTTTTATAAACCGAACGATGGTGAAGTGTTAGAAATTGATAGTTTGAATTATTTACAAGCGAGGGGTCAGGTAGTTGTATATGAAATCAGAGACCTGAATGGTCAAATAGCGATACAAAAGACATATGATGTAGCAGACCATATCAAAGATTTTGTTTTATTCGATAAAATGATTTTAGATTATGACTCATACAATGCTGACGGATCATTAAACGCTCAAATCATTATGGTTATGCCTGAAGTGGATGCTCAATGGAGTGTGACTTATAACAACGATATCGAAACAAGATTCAATAACTACACCCAAACCAATGGGGAATTGGTAGAAATCTTATAAATAGTGAAAAGAATTTACAAGAGGAATAAATGGTAGCGAAGGCATTCTCCATTGAAGATGGTAACCAGTCCAGTTCGATTTTATCGAGCAGAAAGAAACAATATACAGATATTGATCTAGCATTTTTGGCACGTCCATCAGGAGACGTTTATAAAAAAACTGATGCCTCAGCAGTGAAACAGTCTGTTCGAAATTTACTTTTGACGAGCAGATATGAAAAACCATTTCAACCAGATTTCGGTGCGAACTTAAACAGTGCATTGTTCGGACTTGACACAGACTTTGATCCTGAGTACATACAGGATCTTATAGCAGACGCTATAAATAATTATGAACCAAGAGCAAGAGTGCTTACAATTGACATACAAACCGACGGTGACAAAAACCTCATGAATGCGACGGTTGAGTTTCAAGTCGTCAACACGAGCGAAGTCGTATCATTAGAAGTATCATTAGCAAGGTTAAGATAAATGGCAACATCAATTAAATCCTCCGATTTAGATTTTCAGAACATAAAGAACAATCTAAAAAACTTCTTTAAAAGTCAATCTCAGTTTGCTGATTATGATTTTGAAGCATCAGGTCTTAACAACGTTTTAGACGTTCTAGCATACAACACACACATAAACGGTTTGACTGCGAACTTTGCGATTAACGAATCATTTTTGTCTACTTCACAACTACGGTCTTCAGTTGTATCTCACGCAGAAACGTTGGGATATGAAGTAAGGTCAATGACAACATCAAGAGCATTGGTACAGTTATCAGTGAATCTTACAAACGTTCTTAGTCGCCCAGCGCAGATACAATTACCGTCTGGTTGGACATTCAGTTCATCTATCGATGGTAAAACTTATACATTCAGAACACTCGAAACTTTTTTCGCAAAAGACGATGGATTCGGCAACTATGAGTTTCTGACTTCATTGGGTTCAAACGAGATTCCTATTTTTGAAGGTGTGACGAGAACAAAAACATTTTTTGCAGGTGAAACAAGCGAACGGCAAATATTTGTTTTACCTGACTCGACTATCGATACTTCAACAGCAAGTGTTAAAGTATTTGACACTGCTTCTTCTTCTAAGTTTATCACATATATTCCTTTGAAACAAGCAGTGACAATCGACAAAGACTCAACAGTTTATAGTGTCCGTGAAACGCCAAACGGTTTTTACGAAGTGAATTTTGGTGAGGGTATTTCTTTTGGTAAAAAACCAGATCCTGGTAATAAAATCGTAATCACTTATCTTTCTACGGTTGGTCCATTAGCAAATGCAGGGGATGTATTTACATCAAATTCAGATTTAAACATTGGCGGCATTGATTATTCAGTCACAGCGGTAACAAACACAGAGTCATCTGGTGGGGCACAAAAGCAGTCAATTGAGAGCGTTCGTCAACTCGCTCCTATTGCCTATGCTGCACAACAGAGACTTGTTACCTCTGCTGACTATAAAGCGACTATCTTGAGTAACTTCACAGATGTTTCTGATTGTAACGTTTGGTCTGGAGATCAAAACATTCCAATCGATTATGGTGCAGTTTATGTCGCTTTGAATTTTCCAACAGGAACTCCTCAAAGTGTGAAAACTGTTGTACAAAATAATATTGTTAACAACTTCACCCAGAATCTTTCTGTTGTTTCTATCACGACAAAGTTTGTTGATCCTACTGATGTATTCTTAGAAATCAACACTCAGTTTGATTTTGATCCTGCATTAACTGGATTCACAGTTGGTGCTACTGAAACATCAATCTTCCAGTTCATGAAAAACTATTTTTCAACAAACCTAAACACATTCAACAAAGTGTTTCGAAAAAGTAATATGTTGACCGAAATTGATGCTATCGATAATGCGATTCTATCGAGTAAAGCAGAGGTGAAAGTTCAGTTGAGATTTATACCAAACGTTGGGGCAACAGAGACTTTCAAACTATCATTTCCTATGCCAATCAAGCAACCTGATGATGAGGTCTACTCAATATCTTCATCTATTTTCCAGTTTAATAATGCTGTTTGTCAGATTAAAAATAAACTCAACGAAACCAAACTAGAGATCATTGACGTTGATGGTAATATTCTTGTAGATAATGTTGGTCAATTTAATCCATTAAGGGGTGAAGTTGAAATCGTCGGTTTGAATATTGATGGGTTGATTGGATCAAATCCATTTATTAAAATCTCAGTTCTTCCTGATAATGAAAGTGTAGTGAAACCATTAAGAAACTATGTAATTCGACTAGATGCAGACAACTCATCTGCAACAGCAACTGTAGATAGACAGACGACCACTCTGAAGGTAACATAATGGCACATAATGGTTTCGATCAAACTCTTCGTGATTTTGGAAGACTCGGTACTAATTTCAGAAAAAGTATCGTAGACGAAGTTCTTCCCGAACATTTTAGAGATGAATATCCAAGTCTTATCACATTTCTAGATGCATACTATGAGCATCTAGACAGTGCAGATAATTTTGGCGGAATCATTGAAGAACTACAAACGATAAGAGATGTAGAAGATACGAAATTAGAATACCTGAACTTGATGTTTGATGAAATCGCTCTTGGTGTATCTCAATCATCATTCACTTTTCCTCGAGAAGCATTAAGAAACTTTGGTAATTTTTTCAGAGTTAAAGGATCTCAATATTCAGTTGATGGTTTCTTCCGTGCGTTTTTCAATGAAAAAGTTGAAGTCATTCATCCGAAAGATACTTTGTTCAGGGTTGGTAGTTCTACAATTGGTATTGAAGATGCATTCAAATTACAAGATGGGGCATTAAATCAAATCCTATCTATCTTTATCAAGTCTCCTATTCCGCTGAATGATTGGGAAACTTTATATCGTAATTTTGTACACCCATCAGGGTTTTACTTAGGTGCTGCGGTTGTTCTTGAAGGACTTCCTCAGGTTACGATCACCACCGTCGAATCAGTCGTTGATCTAAGATCACACATCACTAATGTGTATGGTAATGCGACACTTGGACTTTCTGGTGAAGGAGAAGTCATTGGTGCACTCGGGTATCCTGCAGACTTAGCACCGTCTTACGATGGTGCAGATAGTGATCAAATAAATGATAACGCTCTTTTATATGCTGCTAGAGGATACTATCCAAGCGGATATGTTGGCGATCCATACGTCTTTGCAATGCGTGATCGTTTCAGCGTATATAGAAATATCAACGATTATCAAAATATGACTATAACACAATTGAAAAAACATTACGATAATCTATATGAATGGGCAGGATTCTATCAGTCATTCGATGATTATGCAGACTCAGCAAATGCTTCGGCAATCAGGTTCTCATCTACATTAGATACATATTCTGCGTCAGTGTATTACAGAAAATGATATAAATAGTCTTAACAGATTTATAGGATAAGAAATGGCAAGACAAATTATCAACACAGGCACCACTGGCAATGACGGCACAGGTGATGACCTACGCACAGGTGCCACCAAAATAAATGACAACTTCTCCGAACTATACGGTGATGTTGCAGCACTACAGGTATCTGTCGGTTCAGCAGGTGGTCTAGATGGTATTTCTTTTGACAATAAACAAATTGTCTTTGAAGGTATAACTGATGATTCAAGTGAAACACGATTAACGGTTACAGACCCGACAAAAGATAACACAATAACTTTACCAGATAGTTCAGGAACCATTGCACTTATTAATGATATCAAAGGAGTTGTCGATTCTGCATATATTTCGTTGTTAACAGGAACAGCGTTTGACTCTGGCGGAACACTTACTTTGATTGCAGCAAACTCAGTTGATTCTGGAGAAGTTCTTGCTTTAATTGATTCTGCTTATGTAAACGCTCGTCTAGATGTATCTTCCTTCTTAGATTCTGCTGAAGCGATCGCCATTATCGACTCAGCATATGTTTCAGCAAGACAGTCTTATGCATATGCATCTTTAACAGGAACACCCACAATACTAGACTCAGATATGGTGAAAGTGTTTACTGTTGATTCAAGCGAAGTCACCAATATGATTGATTCTGCTTACATTAATGCTCGAGCGACTGATAACTTAGATTCTGGAGAAGTTCTTGCTCTAATTGATTCAGATTATGTGAAGGCACGTGCTGTTGAAGTTGACTTACGAAACTACACTGTTGCAACAGTTCCTGCAGGATCACACGGAAAACTGATTTTTACAACTAATGGTGCATCTGGCAATCCTTGTCTTGCTGTCTATGACAGTGCGGCAGGTTTTTATAAACGTATTGCCCTTGGCACACAAATATCAACATAATAGGATTTAGAAAATGCCAGCGATTATTACAGATATCTTAAAACGACAAATTGCTCGGGACTTCTTTGATCAGTTCCAGAACAATACAGCGAACTATTATGTTGGGATCAGTAAGTCTGAACAATGGGACTCAAGTGAAACAGTTCCAACTCCTGTTAACAACCCAGAAACTGTTGGTGATTTCAGAGATGGAATGCAGTCAATTAAGAAAATTGCTGGTACATCACTCGTTGTTCCTCGTAACAATTGGTCAAATGGTCGTATTTATTCCCAGTATGATGATCGTCAGCAAGGTTATCCTGCTAATCCATACTATGTAAAAACAGACAACAATCAGGTTTATGTTTGTTTGGAGACAGGAAGAAATGCACTAGGTGTTGCTCAACCGTCTACTATTGAACCAACAGGATCTAACAACCATTCATTCAGAACATCGGATGGTTATGTGTGGAAGTTCTTATACACTATTTCTGCTGCAAACCAAGAGAGTTTTCAGTCATCTAACTTTATTCCTGTACAAAAGCAGGCACCGACTGATTCATCTTCAACTGGTATCCAACTAAAGCAAAGATCAATTCAAGATAATGCAGTCTCAGGTGAAGTGCTGTCAATCATTATTACTGATCCTGGTCAAAACTTTACATCTATTCCTACTATTACAATTACATCAAATTCAGGAACTGGTGCAAGTGCCACTGCAGCAATTGACTCTGCAACTGGGCAACTTTCTCGTATTACAATGGATGCTGATAGTTCTACTTTGAAGCATGGATTCGGATATGGTACAGCACTCGTATCAATTACTGGCGGTGGCGGCACTGGTGCTGCAGCACGTGCTGTTTTGCCATTTAGTGATTCTGGTGTTGGTTCTGATCCTCGTGTAGATTTAAAAACTGCATCAGTTATGTTCCATAGTATGCTAGAAGGAAGTGATTCTGATTTCTTGACAGGACAAGATTTCCGTCAAGTTGGTTTGATTAAAAACCCATTAGATAAAAATGGTCTTTTGTTCAATCAGACAACTGGTAACTCTTTAGACAAAATGACTTTATCTTCTACGGTTTCTGCTTTCACAAGAGATAAAATTATCGAAGGTCAAACGTCTCTTGCTCAAGCATATATCGATCACCTCGATTCAAACGAAATTTATTATCACCAAACAGATGCAACAGGGTTTGTTGCTTTTCAAGATGGAGAAGTTATTGACGAAACAAACGGTGCTGGACAAGGCATCATTGATTCATCTCTTATTAAAGGTGAAGTCGATAGGGATACTGGAGATCTATTATACATAGACAACAGAGCACCTGTTTCACGTTCTACGTCTCAAGCAGAAGACATCAAGATTATTATTCAATTCTAAGGATAGACCATGGCAACCACTTATACCGATACCCTATTTTCGACAAAATATAAGGATGACTATTCTGATAGTGCTGGATATTATCGAATCCTCTATAATAGCGGAAGGACTCTGCAGGCGAGAGAACTTACTCAAATGCAGACTATCATCCAAAAACAAATCGAAAGGTTTGGTAACAACATCTTTAAAGAAGGTGCTGTTGTAAAACCAG